TTGCCAACGAAAGGGTCGCAGGTGCGAATCCTGTCACCCGCTCCAAATTTGCCCCTTTAGCTCATCTGGTAGAGCAACTGATTTGTAATCAGTAGGTGGTCTGTTCGAGTCGGACAAGGGGCACCATAAAAGGTTATATTATGTACGAACTAAAAGATTATTTGAATTCAATTAACTTTGAAAAGAAACCATTGTTAGATAGTGATGATTTAACATGGGAAAAGAAGTACCCTCCCTATATTATCAATAAGTGTTTGTCTATGCACTATGATTGTATAGCTCAGGCCAATGAGATGAATGGTTATCATTTCTTGGACAAGAAACTACAATTCCATTTTTACATAAATAGTATCCGTAAGAAAAAGCGATTTGGTGGCAAGTGGTTATCACAGGCCAAATTGAAGGACCTACAGTATGTAAAAGAGTATTATGGTTACAGTAATGAAAAAGCAAAAGAAGCTCTGAGCATACTAACCGACAAACAAATTGATGACATTAAATTAACACTTGAAAAAGGTGGGAGAAAAAGAAAATGAGTGAAGAAATTTCGTGGTCGCCTGAAAGTATGCTTGAGGTAACAATCAAACAACCAGACGACTTTCTAAAAGTAAGAGAAACATTGACACGAATAGGTGTCGCATCCAGAAAAGACAAGACATTATACCAATCTTGCCATATTTTACACAAGCAAGGTAAATACTTTATTGTACATTTCAAAGAGTTATTTGCTTTAGATGGTAAAAAGGCTACATTAGTAGAGAATGATATTCAAAGAAGAAATACTATTGCTATTCTATTACAAGACTGGAACTTAATTGATATTGTAAAACCTGAAGATGCTGAAAACAAAGCACCATTAAGTCAAATTAAAGTATTGCCATTCAAAGAAAAAAAAGAATGGACGCTATCGGCTAAATATAATATTGGTAAAAAGGCTGATGAAAGTCAAGGAAAAGATGGCGAATAAATGCAAGTACCTAAGTTTAGAGAATATATAACCGAGGCTAAAGAAGAAAAAGATTTTTTAAGACTTCTAATCATCACAGATGAACCTGAAGATGCAAAGACTTTTCACACAGCTGACCGTTTAAGAGAAGAATGTGATAAACTAAAATATCCACATTATCTTTTCAAATTATCTGGTGGTTACACCACATATGTTGACGGTGTTAGAAAATTCCATAACAAAGACGATAAAAAAGGTTTTGAAATAGATAACGATACAGTAGCTATTATTCGTGGTAGTATTACCAGAAAAGATAGTTGGATGGACTTTGTATCTATTTTAGAGAGAGCCAATGTTTGTTGTGTAAACAATAGACAAAGTATTAACATTTGTGTTGACAAATATAGAACTTCATTAAGACTTGCAGATTACGGTTTAACAGAACCTAAAACAGTTTTAATCAATGACCCCGAAAATTCTGTAAACATTGTCGAAGAAAATGATTTAAAGTTTCCTATGATTATGAAGACTTTGAGAGGTAGTAAAGGTGTTGGTGTTTTATTTGTAGAAAGTGCTAAGTCATTAGACAGTATTGTTCAGTTAATACATAAGCAAGATGAAGACGCAGATTTATTAGCTCAACAATATATTAAAACAGATTATGATGTTAGAGTACATATTTTAGGTGGTAAATTTTTAGCCGCTATGAAACGACCAGTTATTGAAGGCGACTTCAGGTCAAATGTATCACAAGGTTCTAAACCAGAAAAAATAGAACTAACAGAATTAGAATTAGAACAATCTTTATTGGCTGCTAAAGCAATAAATGGATTATGGGCTGCGGTTGATTTTATACCTAGTAAGAATAGAGATAAAGAACCGCCTTTTATATTAGAGGTGAATTCATCACCTGGAACTGAGGGTATTGAAGATGCAACAGACAAAAATATTTCTAAGGAAGTTATCAGCTACCTTGCTAATAAAGAGAATAGATACAAAACTCCAACTGAATGTGGTTACAAAGAAGTGGTCACAATCAAACCTTTTGGAGAAATCATTGCTAAGTTTGATACGGGTAATTCTGGTATGCCAGTTATACACGCTGACAAGTTTAGTGTGGATGGAAGAAAAATTAAGTGGTCACTATTAGGTAAAACTATTACCTCAGACATTATTCGTAAAGAAGAAATATCTGTAGGTGGCCTGAGAGATTATGACGAAACGAGATATGTCGTAAAGCTAGATGTTGAGTTTGCTGGCGGTTTCTATAAAGATGTGGAATTCACATTGGACGATAGAGATGAAAGAACTCTTATTCTATTTGACCGTGCATTTATGAATAAATTGAATGTAATGGTCAATCCTAGAAGAAAATATGTGATAACAACCAAATACAGCATTGACTAATTAGTCAAGTTGTGTTATAATATGTAAACAATTGAGGAGAAATTATGTCAGATGTGAAAATAGTAAGAATGTCAACCGGTGAGGATGTCATTGCAAAAGTAAGTAAAGATACAGTAGGTAATTATGAGTTAACCAAACCTTTTGTAATCATACCAACCCAATCAGCACCAGGTCAACCAGTACAATTAATGATGACGCCTTATATGCCATATGCAGATGAGGACAAAATCACCATTTCAGCAGATAAAATTATAACGAGTGTTAAGCCTAAAAAAGATATTTTTGGTGCTTATCAAAAAAACACAAGCGCTATCTTAACACCAAACCAAGAACTAATTACAGAAACTAAAGTACCACAGTTATAATGATTACGGTGTACTTTGTCAGGAACGGTAGTAAAATACCTGTCGAAGTTGATGTAGGAGCATCTTTGATGGAGGCTGCAAAGTTTTTTTCAAAGATACCTATACCAGAAATACCAGCTGATTGTGGTGGCTGTTGTGCTTGTGGAACTTGCCATGTATATATTGATGATAAATGGCTTGACAAAGAAGGCAAAACAAGAGATAATGGATTAGAATTAGATTTATTAGAATATGAAGAAGACTTTAAAGAAGGTCGAAGTAGATTGGCTTGTCAAATATATTTGACACCAGAACATGATGGATTGATAGTACACTTGAGGAATGATGAACTTTTATAAAAATGTTATTGAACATAGAGGCAAACTACTTGTTAGAGGAATACACGACGGACAGGACTACAAAGAAAAGATTGATTTTGGTCCTACTCTCTACGCATTAACACAAGAACACTCCGTATATAAAACTCTACAAGGGCAAAATCTGAAACCAATTGAGTTTACAGATATTATGGCTGCTCGTAAATTTCGTAAAGAAGTTGCGACTGCCAATTCACCTATCTTTGGTTTAGAAAGATATCATTATCAATATATTGGTTCTGAATATCCAGAAAACATTGAATGGGATAAATCTCTAATCAAAATCTTCACACTTGATATTGAAACAACTTGTGAAAATGGTTTTCCAGATGTAGAAAATCCTATAGAAGAAATCATTTGTCTTACTGTAAAGAATCAATCAAATAAACAAATCATTACTTGGGGTGTTGGCGACTATCATACAGATAGAACAGATGTAACTTATGTAAAATGTAAACACGAAAAAGAACTTATGTTTGAGTTTATGAAGTTTTGGATTAAAAATCATCCAGATGTTATTACTGGTTGGAATACAAAGTTTTTCGATTTACCTTACTTAATGAATAGAATTAAATTAGTTGCAGGTGAAAAGGTGGCTAATCGTATGTCGCCTTGGAACTTGGCTAATCGTATGGAAATCAATGTACAAGGTCGTACACAAACAGTTTATGACTTGTATGGTATCGCAATGTTAGATTACCTTGACTTGTACAAATGGTTTATTCCAACAAGACAAGAGAGTTATAAACTAGACTTTATTGGTGAACTAGAACTTAACAAAAATAAGAACGAAAATCCATATCCAACATTCAAAGAATTTTATGAGAAAGACTTTCAAAAGTTTGTTGATTATAACATACAAGATGTGGAGATTGTTGACGCATTAGAAGATAAACTTGGTCTTATTGACTTGTCATTAACTGTAGCTTACGAATCAAAAGTAAACTATGATGATATATTCTCACAAGTTAGAGTGTGGGATACCTTGATTGCAAACCACTTAATGAAGAAAAACATTTGTGTACCACCAAGGGAAGAACATAGTAAAGAAACAAAATACGAGGGTGCATATGTAAAAGACCCACATCCAGGCCAACACAAGTGGATTGTATCGTTTGATATTAATTCACTATATCCACACATTATTATTCAATATAATATTTCGCCAGAAAAGATTATTGGTTCATCTTCACAAGGTATCAATGTTAATAAAATGATTGATATGAAAGTGCCTTTGAACTTTCTAAAAACTGAGGGTGCTTGTATTACACCAAACGGTGCAAAATTCAAAAATGATAGTCAAGGTTTTCTACCAGAAATGATGGAGACCATGTACAAAGAACGAGTGATTTACAAGAAGCGTATGTTGAAAGCAAAAGAACAATACGAAAGAACTAAAAATCCAGAACTTAAAAAAGAGATTGCTCGTTGTCACAATATTCAATGGGCTAGAAAGATTGCATTGAACTCAGCTTATGGTGCAGTTGGCAATCAATACTTTAGATATTATGATGTAAGACAGGCAAGTGGTATCACAACTGCTGGTCAGTTTATTATTCGTTTCATTGAAAAGAAAGTGAATGAATATCTAAACAATGTATTACAAACACACGGTGAGATTGATTATATTGTTGCGTCTGATACAGATAGTATCTATGTTACATTTGATAAACTTGTACAGAAAACTTGTGAAGGCAAAACAAATGACCAGATTGCAGACTTCTTAGGTAAAGTATGTGATAAAAAGGTTGAACCATTTATTGAAGAATGTTTTTCTGAACTAGCAGATTATTCTAACGCATTTAAAAATGCTATGGTGATGAAACGAGAAGTAATCGCCAACAAAGGTATTTGGGTTGCAAAGAAAAGATATATGTTAAATGTTTTAGATGAAGAAGGCATTAGACTTGCAGACCCTAAACTTAAACTTATGGGCATTGAAGCTGTTAAATCTTCTACACCACAAGTATGTCGTGGTAAAATTAAAGAAGCAATTAAAGTTATTATGTCTAAAGAACAAACAGATTTACATAAACTGATTGCAGAATTTAAAAAAGATTTCTTAACTTTACCTGCTGAAGCAATTGCGTTTCCAAGGTCTTGCAACAATCTTAAAAAGTATCGTAGCTCTAGTGGTATATTCATTAAAGGTACACCAATTCATGTGAAAGGTGCTTTGATATATAATCATCAAATAGAACAAATGAAATTACAACATAAGTATCCTATGATACAAGATGGTGACAAGATAAAATTTATTAAACTAAAAGAAGCAAACCCATTTAAGTTTGATGTGATTAGTTATATTAGTACATTGCCTGATGAATTTAAATTACAACCTTATATTGATTATGAGGTGCAATTTGAAAAGACTTTCCTTGACCCTATGCGTTTTATCTTAGACGCAATCGGTTGGAAAGCAGAACCACAAGCAAGTCTGGAGGCTTTCTTTGGTTGATTTTCCTAACAAACAATATGGAGTAATATATGCAGACCCTCCTTGGTCGTTTAAAACATTTTCTAACAAAGGAAAAGATAGAAGTCCAGAAAAACATTATCCTGTGCTTAATCTTGCTGACATCATTTCTCTTCCTGTTAGCAACATTACTAAACCTGATGCAGTCCTTTTAATGTGGGTGTGCGACCCATTACTACGCCAAGCGTTTGAAGTTATAGACGCCTGGGGTTTTACATTTAAAACAGTTGGGTTCACATGGGCAAAAACAAATACAAAGACATTAGGTTTTTTCACAGGCCTAGGTTATTGGACAAGAGGTAATCCTGAGATGTGTTTATTAGCAACAAAAGGAAAACCAAAAAGAAAATCTAAAAGTGTTAAACAATTGGTTGTGTCAGAAAGACGCAGACACTCCGAAAAACCACTTTTACACGAATCAATAGAACAACTTGTGGATGGTCCGTATATCGAACTATTTGCTAGAAAGAAAACTAGACCAGGTTGGGACTATTGGGGAAATGAAGTATGAGCTTGACAATTAGTATATTATGTAGTATAATGATATTATTGATACCAGTTATTTTATTATGGATTTGGAATGGCGAAAACCCTAAGTAGAGAAGAAGCACAATATTGTGCTGACATATTCAACAATTATTTTGGACAGTTTGAAAGAATTGACCAATATATGCGTGACCAAAAGATGGCTCAAATTGAGAGTATACCTCAATCACTTCCTGGTATGGGATTTGATTCAGATATGTTTGATGATTTTAGTATGTCACCTGAAGATATGGATTTAGAAGTTGTCGAATTAGACAATCATACTTGGGACACCTGTATTAAT